CAAGGATTGCAGGGTAACCAAGGTAACCAGGGTAACCAGGGTAATCAGGGTAACCAAGGTAATCAAGGATTGCAGGGTAACCAAGGTAACTACGGTAACCGTGGTGGAGTTCCTTATAACTTCTCTACAACCACTACTAACGCAGATCCTGGAAATGGAAATGTAAGATATAACAATGCAACAATGAGCTCAGTGAGCTTCATTTATATTGATAACTTAGATGTTCTTGGCAACAATCAAACTGGGTGGTACAACACTTGGGATGATACTACATTAAACACTGGTCTTACTAGAGGTAATCTTGTAATAACATCTGCGGATAGTGCAGATAATAATGTAAATGTATTCAATGTCACGGGTGCAGTTCAAGTTGCTTCTGGTTTCTATAGAATCCCAGTATCATATGTGTCTGGATCTAGACCTGCAAATACTGAGAAGTTAGTATTTAACTTCAATAGAGCAGGTACTCAGGGACTCCAAGGTAACCAAGGCAACCAAGGTAATCAGGGTAACCAAGGTAATCAGGGTAATCAAGGTAATCAGGGACTCCAAGGTAACCAAGGCAACCAGGGTAACCAAGGCAACCAGGGTAACCAAGGCAACCAAGGAAACCAAGGTCTCCAGGGTAACCAGGGTAACCAAGGCAATCAAGGTAATCAGGGACTTCAGGGCAACCAGGGTAATCAAGGTAATCAAGGTAACCAGGGTAATCAGGGTAACCAAGGTAATATCGGTAACCGTGGTGGAGTTCCTTATCGTTGGGGAGGAACAGGAGTTCCTTCATCTGGACAAGTAAGATATAACAACGGAACCTTTGCTAGCATCACTGCAATTCAAGTTCATGATATTGATCAATTAAGTAATGATCAATCAAACTGGATTGCAAGTTGGGATGATACAACATTAACTGGAGGATTGAACAGAGGTTATATTTACATAATCTCAGCCCTATCTTCACAAACCACAGTAAACATTTTTGAAGTTGATGGAAATATTTCAAATAATGGTTCTTATTATACCATTCCAGTTAATCCGCTCAGTGGGACAAATCCTTCCGTAAACCAAGAAATTACTTTAGCATTCACAAGATCTGGTGTTCAGGGTCTCCAAGGTAACCAAGGTAATCAAGGTAACCAAGGTAATCAAGGTAACCAGGGTAATCAGGGTAACCAAGGTAATCAAGGTAATCAGGGACTCCAAGGTAACCAAGGACGCCAAGGTAACCAAGGTAATCAAGGTAATCAGGGTAACCAAGGTAATCAAGGTAATCAAGGACGCCAAGGAAACCAGGGTCTTCAGGGTAACCAAGGACGCCAAGGTAACCAAGGTAATCAGGGTAATCAGGGTAACCAAGGTAACCAGGGCAACATTGGTAACCGTGGTGGAGTTCCTTATGCATATGGAGGAACTGGAGCACCATCTTCTGGTCAAATTAGATTCAATAATGCAACAGCATCTTCTGTAACTTCTATTACAGTTAATGATATTGATGCTTTAAGCAATAATCAATCGGGATGGATCGCAAGTTGGGATGATACAACACTAACTGGAGGATTGAATAGAGGTTATATTTACATAATCTCAGCTCTATCTTCAGATAATACTGTTGTTATTTTTGAAGTTGATGGAAATATAACTGATAATGGTACTTATTATACCATCCCAGTCAATTATCTTGCAGGTACTTCACCATCAGTAAGTGAAGAAGTAACGCTAGCATTTACAAGATCTGGTGTTCAGGGTGTACAAGGAAGACAAGGTACACAAGGTAATCAAGGTCGTCAAGGTAATCAGGGTCTCCAAGGAAACCAAGGTCGTCAGGGTCGTCAAGGTAACCAAGGTAATCAAGGTAACCAAGGACGCCAAGGTAACCAAGGTCTTCAGGGTAATCAAGGTCGCCAAGGACGCCAAGGTAACCAGGGTCTCCAAGGAAACCAAGGACGCCAAGGTACGCAAGGTTTAAGTAACCAAGGTACACAAGGTAACCAAGGACGCCAAGGTAACCAGGGTAACCAAGGACGCCAAGGTACGCAAGGTTTAAGTAACCAAGGTACACAAGGTAACCAAGGACGCCAAGGTAACCAAGGACGCCAAGGTAACCAGGGTCTCCAAGGAAACCAAGGACGCCAAGGACGCCAGGGAACTCAAGGTCTTCAGGGACGCCAAGGTACACAAGGACGCCAAGGTACGCAAGGTTTAAGTAACCAAGGTACACAAGGTAATCAAGGTACACAGGCAACCCAAGGTACTCAAGGTCTCCAAGGAAACCAAGGACGCCAAGGACGCCAGGGAACTCAAGGTCTTCAAGGACGCCAAGGTACACAAGGACTCCAAGGTAATCAAGGAACCCAAGCAACTCAAGGCACTCAGGGTTCTGCAAATACAACAACAATTTCAAATAATGTAGACAATAGAGTCATAACTGCTACTGGTTCTGCTGGAACAGTTAATGCAGAAGCAAATCTTACCTTTACTGGAAGTGTTCTAACAATTGCTGGAAATATTGTTCCAAATACAAATAATACAAGAGATCTTGGTTCAACCACTCTTCGCTGGGCAAACATTTATACAAATGATATTAATCTTAGTAATGAGGGTTCTACAAATGATGTTGATGGAACATGGGGTGAATATACAATTCAAGAAGGAGAGAATGATTTGTTCCTAATTAATAGAAGAAATGGTAAAAAGTTTAAGTTCATGTTATCGGAGGTAGACTGATGCCTATTTTAGCGGCGGACATAACAGGTGAAAATTTAAATCTAACAGGAGTAATGACATGCACCAGCATGGATACTGGTGCAGGACCAGGAGGATCAGTTCCTAGTGGAGGTATTATTTTATGGTCTGGTTCAACAGCATCGATACCTACTGGATGGGTTTTATGTGATGGTCTTAATAGTACACCAGATCTTAGGGACAGGTTTGTTGTTGGTGCAGGTAATGGATATGCTGTAGCTGCTACTGGTGGTTCTGATACTGTAACACTAACAACAGCACAACTACCTGTACATAATCATCCAGGATCTGGTTCTAGTGGATCTGCTGGATCTCACTCTCACCCAGCAAGTGGGTCTACAGGACCTGCAGGTACTCACTCTCACGCATACACAGGAACTGCCTCACAAAATGCTCCAAAAGATGGTGCTGGTAATGCAGTTAACCAAGGCACTCAAGCTAGAACTACTTCACCTGCAGGTGCTCATACTCATCCAGTAAGTGTATCAGTTAATTCTGCAGGTTCTCATAGTCATCCAGTGTCTGTTAGTGTTGGAAATGCTGGTAGTGGCAATGCTCATGAGAATAGACCTCCTTATTATGCACTAGCATACATCATGAAAACCTAAAAGTCAATCTTGACATGGTGGTCAAATATAGATACAATACCTTTGCTAAGGTTAATAAAAAATAAGAGCTTTTAAACTCTTATAGATACTTTATGAATCATTGAATTAATATGAATAGACCATTACATGTTGCTAATCAAAGTATGAATTTTGTGAAAGATTGTATTGAGAATGGTGGAGGAAGTATTCATCCATTAGTAACAGACTCTTCAATACTTAAAGGACCTTCTCTAACAAATCCTTCAATTTATTTGGATGGAGATAGGCTTTTAGTAAATTTAAGGAATATTAACTATACCTTGTATCATTCTGAGATTAAGAAGTATGAGCATCCCTGGGGTCCTCTAGTTTATATTCATCCAGAGAATGATTGGAAGCTTCGCACAAAGAATATTTTGTGTGAGTATGATTCTAATATGAATCCAGTATGGCAAAGACATATTGATACATCAGATTTTCCCGACAAAGAACTTTGGGATTTTGTAGGTCTTGAAGACTCTAGAATTTTCCGTTGGGATGGAAGACTCTTCATGTGTGGTGTTAGAAGAGATCTAGATACTATTGGTACTGGTAGAATGGAACTATCAGAGATTGAGATTGGTCCTGATTATGTAAAAGAGATTGCTCAATATCGTATTCCAACTCCAGGTAATAGGGAATCTTATTGTGAAAAGAACTGGATGCCTATTGTTGATATGCCATGGCATTTTGTTAAGTGGACTAATGGCACAGAAGTTGTGAGATATGATATTGAATCTAATACTACAGAGAGTGTAGTTATAAAGGATTGGAGAGATATTGGTTGTATTGATCTAAGAGGAGGATCTCAGGTTCTTCCTTTCGGTGATGGTGGTCATATTACGTTATGTCACGAGACATACTTAACCAAAAGTGAACAAGATCGTAAAGATGGTATCTATAGACATAGATTTATTGTTTGGGATAAGAATTGGGATATTGTAAAAGTCTCTAGACAATTTTCATTCATGGAAGCAGAGATTGAATTTGCTGTTGGCATGTGTGAGTATGGAGATGATTATCTGATCACATTTGGATTCCAAGATAATGCTGCTTATCTTTTAAAGATTAATAAAAATTATGTTCAAAACTTTATATTTTAAATAATATGAATGTTGCAATATGTTTATCTGGACTAATTAGGTATCCAGAAAATGCTCTTAGAACTATAGAAAAAATAATTCCTAATGAGAATATAAAAATCTTTATACATACTTGGAAAGTTCAAAACAAAGAATTCTTTACAAGTAAAGTATTTCAACCAGAGTATAAAGAATTAGATAGGATTGCTGAAGATAGTATTGGATTCTTAGATTCTTTTAATTATGAGTCTGCTTTAGTTGAGAATTTTATTTCATTGGAACCAAAATTTAAAAAAATTTATACTGACATCTTGACAAAATGTAGTCCTATTGATAACTATACAATTAGTCCTATTAGTATGTATTATTCTATCTTCAAGTCTAATGAATTAAAAATGAAATATGAAGATGAAAACTCTATGGTTTTTGATAAAGTTGTCAGAATGAGAATGGACAGCGATTATATTTACGATGAATATTTTGATTTATCTAAGTATGATAGTGACTTATGTATTCCTGCTGGAGAAGATTGGGATAATGGTATAAATGATCAGTTTGCTTTTGGTAAATCTCATATTATGGATCAGTATTCTAATGTTTATAATAATCTATACAATATAGAATTTGAAAAATATCAACCAGAAACTATGTTGAGACAAAATCTGGAATACTATAATATAGTTCCAGACAGACCAGAGATATATATTAGAATTAATAATGGGAATTATGGAAAGCATGTACTTTATCCAGACTGGATTTTTTGATAATGTTAATAGATTTTAATACAATTTTTAATAGTTATAAAATGGAAATCACAGGAGTTATTCACGTAGGTGCTCATCATGGTGAAGAGATACCAGTTTATATTAACAATGGAATCAAGAATATTGTTCTATTTGAACCAGTTCTAGATAATTTTTATAAGGTTGCGTCTCACGCTTCTAACTACAATGCAAATATAACAGGGCATCAAGTCGCATTGGGAAGTACAAATAAAATTGTTGATATGTATTTAAGTAGTAATCAATGTGAGAGTAGTTCTATATTAAAACCAAAAAAACATTTACAATTATATCCAGACGTTACTTTTGATAAAACAGAAAAGGTAGAAGTTAATAGATTGGATGATTACAATCTCACAGAATATAATATGTTAAATATTGATGTTCAGGGATATGAACTTGAAGTATTGAAGGGGGCAGAGAATACCCTTCAATATATTGATTACATTTATTGTGAAGTTAATAGTGATGAGATCTATGAGAACAATGCATATATAGAAGATATTGATGATTTTTTATCTAAGTTTTCTTTTGAGAGAATTGAAACTGATTGGTGGGAAGATCATGGTTGGGGTGATGCATTTTACGTAAAACAGGAGTAATTGTTAAATGGCTACAAAGTATACTGGTGAGATCGATATACAAAATCTAAGAAGGTTCCATGGTTATTGGGACGAATCTCATCAATGGTTAAAAGATTTTATTAATGAAAGAGAAGATGAAATTAAAACAGGTGTAGAAATTGGAGTTGCTTTTGGATCTAATATGCAACTCTTATTGGAAGAAACAAATCTAGAAACTTTATGGGGAGTTGATTCGTACAAAAAAGAAACTTGGGATCTATCTGGTGTTGTAAATGTAGATACTGAGTTTGGTGGATTTGATGGATTACATGCACATGTTGTCCAATTAATCAAACCATTTGACCCAAGAGGTAAAATTATTCGTATGACATCACAAAATGCTGCGAAAAAATTTAGAAATGAAAGTTTAGATTTTGTTTTTATTGATGGTAATCATTTTGATCTTGAAAATGATTTAAAGTATTGGGAAAAGAAAGTTCGTGATGGTGGTTATATCATGGGGCATGATTGGAATCATCCTTCTTTTGGTAATATTACTGCTCATTTAAGAGATACTTATGATGAAGATGAGTTGGTTGGTATTGATGGACCAGTTCATATTTGGTATGTTAAAAAAGGTGCTTTTATGTAAATTATGTACACATTATCATTGACTTGTCAGATACCAAATCTGGATAAAATTTATACAAAATACTTTGGTGAGAACGTTGATAGAATCTTTGTAGAGGTTGGTGCTTTTGATGGTGAATCTGTATCTAATACTTCTTGTCTTGCTGATGCTGGATGGAGAGGATTTTATATTGAACCAGTAAAAGAACACTTTGAGCAATGTGTTAAGAGGCATTCAAATAATTCAAAGATTAAGGTATCTAATTATGCTATTGGAACAAAGGTTGGTCGTCTGCCAGTATATTGTTCTGGAATAGTATCTACTATGGATAAAGACCAGGCAACAATGGTTTCCTCTATGTCTATATTTGGACATCCTCAGTTTACTGAATCTGAATGTATGCAGGTTAGACTTGATAGTTATATGCAAATGGCAGATATTCCTAAAAACTTTGATTTATTAGTTGTTGATGTTGAAGGAAGAGAAGAGGATGTTTTTAAATCTTTTAGACTTGATCTGTGGAAACCAAAGATGATGATTGTTGAACTTATAGATGATCATGAATACTTCCAAGAAAATAAATCTTTAGTAAATTCCTGTAAAAATTTGAGAAGTTTTATCATTGATAGTGGATACACAGAAATATTTCATGATCATATAAACACTATATTTGTGAATAATGAGTATATCTCTGGGAATACCAACATACAATAGTTCCAAATATCTTTGGGATTGTATAAAAACTTCAATCAATTGTGATTTTATTAGTGAAATAGTAATACATGATGACGGATCAAATCCAACTGAGTATGGTAATCTTTGTAAGATACTAAACTCTTTGAATACAGATAAGGTAAAGGTTTTTAGATCTGAGATAAATCAAAAAGCTTTTATAAACAAGTATCTAACAGTTGCAAATTGTACTTCTGAATGGGTATATCTTTTTGATAGTGACAATTGGTTTGATGAATGTATCTTTGATGTAATTAAAAACTTAGACTATTCAAAAAAAGATACTTGTTATATCGAGAGTACTTTAATAATGTCTGATGGTAATATAGTTCAATATAATTATGAGGATAAAATTTTTGATTTAAAAGTAACTCAAAAATATATTGAAACTAGTATGCATAAGTTATCGTGGTTTTTAAATAATGGTAATTTTATTGTTAATAGGGAACAATATTTAAAAACACAAAAAAGATACTTCGTTAATACTCCATATCATGCATCTGCAGATGTAATAGTATTCTCATATTTTTGGTTAACGTCTGGCAATAAATATGAGATAGTTGATGATTGGTATCATCATCACAGAATAAGACCTGGAAATTATTTTATGGAGAATGGTGGATATTCAAATATAGAAGTAATACGTAATTTTTTTAGTAGATTGATATCATTATGATTACATTTCCTCATATTGGATTTATTGGAAGATTGGGAAACCAAATGTTCCAATATGCTGCGTTGTATTCTATGTCTAAAAAATTTAATTTAGACTTTGCTTTATGTAAAAATAATTTGGAATTGTATAAGTGCTTTAATATATCAGCAAAAGTATTTTCTCACTATTATTCTGAGTTTGTTTTGCCCAATGGTGTACCATCTGATATCGTTTCTGGTGGTCATAGCATTGTATTGCAAACAGAAGAACAGAATGGTCGATTTTTAAACACCGCTTTTGATTCTAACTTTTATAATACTAATCATGATAATAAAAGTATTTTAGGATTTTTTCAAAACTATAAATATTTCATCGATTTTGAAAAAGATATAAGAAAGCAATTTGTTTTTAAGGAAAGATACAAAAACATTGCTAAATTTTATTTAGAACAAACATTTCAAAATAAAAAAATAATAGCACTTCATATAAGAAGAACTGATTATTTAAATTCGCATTTTTTAAATAATCTTACATTAGATTATTATAATGATGCATTATCTCATTTTGATTTATCTATACCAACATTAGTATTCTCTGACGATCCTGATTGGTGTGAGGATCAGGATTATTTTAGTGAGGATAGATTTCATATTATGAGAAGTGGAAACACTTATTTGGATTTGTGCTTGATGTCAATGTGCAATTATCATATAATTGCTAATAGTACTTATAGTTGGTGGGGATCTTGGTTGGCAAAAAGTGAAAAAACTATTTGCCCTAAGAAGTGGTTCCAACCATACGCCTCTTTTGTAGACTCTAACGGATTAAGATTACCTCATTGGATTTCAATATGAATGTTTCAGTAATTTGTGCATGTAAAAATCGGTATGATGCATTAAGAATATCATTAAATTCTTGGTTGGCATTTGATGAAATTAAAGAATTTATAATAGTTGATTGGAGTTCTGATGAACCAATAAATCATCTTACAAAAATTGATAAGAGAATAAAAATAGTTAGAGTTAATGATGAAAAGTATTTTAATCAACCTCAACCATTAAATCTTGCCGCAAGTATTGCTACAGGAGATTATATTCTTAAGTTGGATTGTGATTATATGATCAATCCATATTTTCCATTCTTTGATTTTTATAAGATTGATGAAAATTCCTTCTTATGTGGTCAAGATAGTTACGTCTGTAATCATGAGCATTGGAATGAAGATTTAAAGGGATATGTTGTCAACCTTCATGGTATGGATGTTGGTGAGTTGATGAAATACTCTCATACATATAGTCCCCTATTCAAATATCTTACGGGTCTTTGCTTTGTTAGCAGAGAAAACTTCTGGAAAGTTGGTGGATATGATGAGAGAATGGGTAAGTATTATGCTTATGAAGATGATCAAATGACAAAAAGACTTACTATATTGGGTCTTGAATGTAAAAAATTAGTTCATAACTATAATATTATTCATATACCACATCCAGATAGTAAAAGATATGAGAATTTTGAAGGATATGGTGAAGAAGCAGAAACAAATATTGAGAATGTAAAGAGAAGAATTTCTGATCCAACAACTTCTGATTCGGATCGTTGGAATCTAGAATATCTCTTAGCAAAAATGAATGTTGAATTTAATGAAAAACTTTTTTCTGATATTCAAAATCCATATATCGAGAGGATATATGATTGGGATGTAATTAATATTGATGGTCAAAATTATGTTGCTACTAGAAAAGAAGAAGTCAAAAAATTATCGGAATTAAATTCGGTATATTATTTGAGTCTTGAGGAAAGTATTGATAGAAGAAATAATTTGGAAGATGCTTTAAAGAAGCATGGAGCAAAAAATATTATCCCAATAATATCAAAAAGATTCTCAGAATCTGATGATATAGTCACTGGTAAGTATGTAGATACTCTTAATGATGGAACAAAAGGTTGTTGTGTATCTCATTTAAAAGCAATCAAACATTGGTATGAAAATACTGATGAGGAATATGGATTCTTCTGCGAAGATGATTTGAGTCTTGATACTGTAGACTATTGGAATTTTACTTGGAAGGAATTTGTTGATGCTCTTCCCGAAGATTGGGGATGTATTCAAATGCTTCCAATACGTGGAGATTTTGGAGATATAAAAATAAGAGACCGTCTTTGGGATGATTGGTCTGTGACAGCATATATTGTTAAAAGAGACTATGCAAAATATATTATAGATAATTATATTCGAGATAATATATATCATCTTGAGCTAAAAGATGCTGAGATACAACCTCTCATCGAAAACATTCTTTACACCAGTGCTGGAAAAGTTTATACTATTCCAATGTTTGTTGAAGACGTATCTTTTACTTCAACTTTTGAAGGTGGAGATGGGGATGTAAAGGATGGACAAAAAAGAAATCATTATTATACCCACGATTATATTATAAATTGGTGGAAAGATAATGGAAGTACTAGAACAGTTGAGGAACTTATGGGAGCAATGTTTGAAGTTAAAATGAGTGAAGAACTTCGTAGTGAAAATGAAGAAGTTACTAATGTTGAGGATGTAAAAACTCAATTATTGACAAGTGTTAATGGAGCAAATCTTAACCAATTACTTTTAGAGTATGCATTGGATACTGAGAATCCAACAAAGAATTTTAACCTTGGTATGTGGTATGAGCATCATAGGCATAACGCTCCAGCACTATCATTCTTTTTGAGGTGTGCTGAGCGAACAGACGATCTTGATCTTGCTTATGAAGCACTTATCCATGCCTCCAATGCCTATGATAGGCAAGGGACGAGAGATCAAACAGCAAAGGGACTTCTTCAACAAGCACTTTGCATTCATCCTAAAAGACCAGAAGCATACTATTTGTTAGCTAAGTTTGCTGAAAAGCGTCAGTGGTGGCAAGATTGTTATATCTTTGCTCATTGGGCAATTGAGTTTTGTGACTTTGATTGCGAACCATTGAAGACTGATGTGGAATATCCTGGTAAGTATGGTCTTCTTTTTGAGAAGCAACTTGCCGCATGGTGGTGGGGTAAAGGAGATGAATCCAGATCTCTTCTTCAAGACATGAAGAATAACTATGAGATGGATGATCGCCATTATGATATGGTTGGTAATAATCTAATGAGAATGGGATCAGGACATATTCCAGATGAGGTTATTAAATATCAACAGCGCAAACATGATAAATTAAGATTCAAATTCCCTGGTTCTGATAAGATTAAAAATAATCATTCTCAAGCATTCCAGGATATGTTTATTCTTGCCGCAACTCAAGGTAAAACGAATGGACTTTATCTTGAGATTGGCGCTCAACAACCTTTCTATCAAAACAATACTGCTCTTCTTGAGACAAAATATGACTGGGATGGTATTTCTATTGAGATTCTCTCTGATCTGTGTAACCAGTTTGCTAGAGAGCGTAAGAACCAGATCATTTGTAAAGATGCAACAACTATTGATTACATGAAGTTGCTTGATAACTTTGATAAAGGAACTGATTTTGATTATCTTCAACTAGATGTTGAACCATCTAAAACTACTTTTGAATGCTTGTTGGCAATTCCATTTGAGAAGTATAGGTTTGGTATTATCACATATGAACATGATCATTATGTTGATATGACGGGATCTTATAGAGACAAGTCTAGGAAATATCTTAAACTAATGGGATATGAAATGTTAGTTGCCAATGTATCTCCTAATGACAACAGTCCTTTTGAGGATTGGTGGTATCATCCTGATCTTATTGATCCTGAAGTTGTAAATAGGATGAAGTCTGTATCAAATGAGACAGTTAATGTTGTTAAATATATGTTTGAGGACTAAGTAATTTGTATGTATGAATACCAAATAAGTAGAGTTCTTGATGTATTTGATGGTTATTCTTTTGAGGGAATAATTGATTTGGGTATGGGCGTTTATCTTAAGAAGGTCATATACCTAAGTGGAATTTGTTCCCCATCAATAAATAATGAGGAACAAAAAGATTATGGTATTCAAGCAAGAAACAAACTAAAATATTATCTTAGAAATGCTACTAGAGGCGAAGTTACTATATGTGTAGATGACTACCATGACGATACTGTTTATGGTGTTGTTTATAACAAAGACTTTGATGATTCTATAAATTGGATAATGTTTTTAAAAGGTTATGTTTGGGATGATGGAATAAGTCGCCCAAGATTAGCAGACCAACCAATGGAATTATTCGTTTTAAATACCCCTAAAGATAAACTTTTTAAATGAGGAACAAATGAGAGATTTACATCCAATGATTCAATCCCTGTCAGAAAATATTTTGAGAGCATGGGGAGAACACTTTATAGTAAGGGAAGTTGGAATCCCTGAAGACTTTAGAAAAATTGATAGAGCAGACGATGATGATGCTGTTTATATTGAGAATTTTGTTTGGGAGACCCACCATTTTAGAAAGATTCATCTAGAGATTGCACAGATGAAATCTGGATTGGATATCCTACATACAAATATGTATCCGAGGTACGAATATAGTCTTCCAATCTTTGGTGCTGATATTGTAGCGTCTTCAAAAAATGTTGGAGCGGCAATTGTAGACATCAGTTCAATTAGAGAAGACAGGTCTCTGCCTTCACAGTATGATATTCTTAATGTTGTGGAAGATAAAGAGTTTGAGAAGGACAAAAAGATGCCAGACTGGGGAGATGTATTCTCAGAGCATTGTGTTTTTGTAAGTCCTAACGAAGATGAGTATGATAAATTTAATTCTATCGCATTTACCTTTTTAAATTATCATTGTGCTATTGCAAACATCACTGAAGCAACAACTGATGAAGATCAGATTAGAAAAAACTATGAAGGACACAAGTATTATTGTGAGAAGCAGAGGCAAAATAATAAAACTAAAGGAGTTTTAAAGGGCATTTTTGGTGAAGAGTTTGCCGATAAATATATTGCAGAAATGTTGTTTGACTATCCAGAACTATGACAGAAGATAATAACACAGAAGATCTAAAAGAAAAACCTAGAACTACTGAGGTTATTCATAGCATTAAATATGCAGAAGAACCTGCTGAAGAAGTTGAACAAGAAGATGTATCTCCCAAATTAGAAGGAATAGATCTGGATGATACTAAAGCAATCGCTGATTTTTACATGGCCAAAAGTGGTCAGATTAATCCAGATGATCTAGAAGTTGAAAAAAAAGAAAGAGAACTTCGTGAAGATATTCGCGAGGTTGTTGAGAATAAGGAAGAGTTGATTGATTATCTTACAAACCTCCACGCTTCTATTGAGGTTATGGAAGAAAGAATTTATGAACTGGAACTTCGAGCAGAGAAAAAAGAAAGAGCAAGTATTCCTATGAGACCACCAACTCCAGGAGGAGGTTCTGCACTTAAGGGACTAAGCAACTTACCATTTGGTATTCTGTAAGCTTGACAAAAGTAAAAAAATTAACTATTATAAATAAGTTATTCGTAATTAGTGTTACGAATTATAACAATTGTCACATGTGACAGTTCATAGAAGGGACGCCTCAACTACTCGCGTCATTCTATGCTATAATATCCAAGCAGTCGGATAAACCGACTCTCCATCTGCGGGTAACCATTCCGCAAGTAAATTTAAAGAGGTATCTAAAATGATTAAATCTGTTTTCGCAGCAACTGCTGCTCTCTCCATGTCCGCTGGCGCTGCGTTCGCAGGTCCTTACGTTAATGTCGAAGCCAATTCTGGTTTCGTTGGATCGGATTACGGCGGTACGGTAACTGATCTTCACGTAGGTTACGAAGGCACTACTGGTGCTCTCGGATATTACGCTCAAGTTGGTCCTAGCATTGTCGCTCTTGATGGTGCAGATACCGACACCGTTCTTTCTGGTAAAGTTGGTGGTAGCGTTGCTGCGACTGAAGCATTGAGTGTCTATGGTGAAGTTTCTTTCGCTACTGGTGCTAATGGTGCAGACAACGGTTATGGCACCAAAGCTGGTCTGAAGTTCACTTTCTGATCTAACGATTAGATAAAACTATGGGGGACTCTCTGAGTCCCCTTTTTACTATGAAGTATTTTTTTCATCCATTGACTTTGATCAATCTGCTTATATGTGGATTTCTAGGAATGGTGCAACTAGCACATACTCATGCTCATTATAAAATGGATATAGATGTGGACTCATATGTTCATAGCTTTTTGAAAAAAAATCCAGACTATTGTAAGTAATTATACTTAGTTTGTCAGGATATATTGACAAGAGGGGCTTGACCCCTTTTTATTTTTGCTATATAATTGTGTTGTAAATCTTTACAAAACTACAATGACTGTAACAACTAACGAGCGCGGTCAACAAAACATGTGGGCTGTTGAACCTCAAATGGTTGTTGAAAACTACAACCGCAAGGGTCTTTTTTCCCCCTGGCAACAGAAGGAAATGTATAATGGTCGTTGGGCGATGATGGGTCTCATCATGGGATTCGTTGCCTATGCGATCAATGGCAAGTTCTTCTTCGGTATCTTTTGAGGCTTGACAATGGTTTCTTTTTTGTTTACAATCACTGCCGTTGCCTTCTTTGTTTTGTTGGCAGCATCTATTGAAAAAATTTCTGAGACTTACTAATGGCTTTTAATATTACTCTTCGTACACCTGATGGCACCGAAAGTGTTATTCAATGTGAAGATGATCAGTACATCCTTGATGCTGCAGAAGATCAAGGAGTTGATATGAATTACTCTTGTCGTGCTGGTGCTTGCTCTTCCTGTGCAGGTAAACTTGTCAGTGGCACAGTAGATCAAGGAGACCAATCCTTTTTGGATGATGATCAAATTGAACAAGGATTTGTTCTGACTTGCGTCTCTTATCCTACTAGTGATTGTGTTATTCTAACCGAACAAGAAGAAGAACTTTTCTGAATATAAATTTTTTAATATAAACAAATTATGACCCGAGTACCTGAAGTAACCTTCCACACCCGTGTCCGCGATGAAAGTATTGGTGGACCTAACCCTTACCGTTGGCAAGATGTCACAACCAACGATCTGTTTGCTGGTAAGCGTGTAGTTGTATTCTCACTCCCTGGTGCATTTACTCCTACTTGCTCTACCTACCAACTGCCTGGGTATGATGAGAACCATGAGGAGTTCCAAGCACTCGGCATTGATGAAGTTTATTGTATTTCTGTAAATGATTCCTTTGTTATGAACGCTTGGTTCAAACAGCAAGGAGTTCAGAATGTCAAGCCCATCCCTGATGGTAGCGGCGAGTTTACTTCTTCTATGGGTATGCTTGTCGATAAATCGAACCTAGGTTTTGGAAGTCGCTCTTGGCGATATGCTATGATTGTCAACGATGGTGAGATTGAAATTATGTTTGAAGAACCAGGGAAAATCGGAAATTGTCCGATTGACCCTTATGAAATGAGCAATCCTGATACTGTACTTACTTGGTTGAAGCAAAATGCCTAATCCAAATGCACTTTATGAGGACATGTCACGTTTAAATGCTCTATATGAAGAACTTTGTTGGGATCATGAGGATGAACTAGTATTCACTCATGATGGTAGTAAAGTAATCATAGCAAACAAAACTAAAAATCCACACACTCAATTTACCTCTGGAGGAAAATAAAATGAAATTTGGATTTACACCTGAAGCAGAAATTCTTAATGCCCGTTTTGCAATGATTGGATTCATTGCTGGAGTTGGGTCTTATCTTACAACAGGACAATTGATTCCAGGCATTTGGTAAGTAATACTTATAGGTGACTGGAGAAGAGGGGTTGACTACCCCTCTTTTTTGTGGTAAAGTTAGTTCGCCTAAATAAGTCAACCAAAGAGTCGTACCCACTTTTGTGGTGATACGAATGTCGAGTTCTATTAATTTAATGTTTCGTAAATTTTTTGCACTTCCTGTAATAGGAATTATTTCCTCTGCATGTGCTTCTGCTTATCCTAATATAAGCGAAATCAAAAATCCTCCTGCACTTATTATTGAACCAGGAGTTGGAATTGTTAATCCAGATAAAGTTTTGGAAATTGCAGTAGAAAAAAAATCCTGGAAGTGTCCAGAATGTAACGATAATGAGAAATATGTCCTTGAAAAACTTCAAGAGAAAACAAGAATCTCAGATCGTAATGCATTGGCAACGATCATGGGAAACATTAAATCAGAAAGTAACTTCATTCCCGATATTTGTGAGGGAGGTGCTAGAGTTCCTTACGATCGTTGCTATAGCGGTGGTTACGGACTCATTCAGTGGACCTCTACGAACCGTTATCTGGGGTTAGGTAAGTTCTCTAAGAAGTATGGTTATGATCCTTCCTCGCTTGAGGGTCAGACAGCATACATGATCAACGAATATACTTTCCAGAAGTATCTGCCTGAGTTTGAAGGAACTGGTAGAACAGTCAGTCAGTATATGGTTGGTGCTTACTACTGGTTGGGTTGGGGTATCAAAGGATATCGTCAACAATATGCTTATGATTACACTAAAAAATTGATATGGTCATGACACAACTAGACTGGAGATATAGTGAAGAAAAACTAGAGCTGAGAGAACTTATCATCTCATCTCTTCTTCAAGAGTTTGGGGGTCAATTAAATGAGAATAAAGAACCTAAATACTCTAACAGATCCATTTATGAATGTGCTCATGATTGGGTCTCTCAAGGTAATAGTTCTACCTTAGGACTTTTCAAATACTATAAGGAAAATTATGCAAAGTCTAATTAACACAATTGCTTTGTTATCTGGTTTGGTATCGCTTAGTGTAGTTGGTAGTAGTTTTTATTTGTATCTTAATAAAGATACTCTTATTGAAGACGCAAGGGCAAAAGTAACTACTGAGGTTGCAACCGCTGTTAGAGAGGCACTGCCTGCCCTTGTAGAGTCTTTAACTCCAGATATACCAGATACTACTGGACCTGATATTCCTATTACTACTGGACCTGATATTCCAAACCTATGAAAAAATTTTTATTTTCCCTTATGGGAATGGCACTTATATCTTCTCCTGCATTTGCGGGTCAAGAAAAACTAATTAAAGAATTCTATAGTATGGACTCTATGGGTTGTATGTTGCTTCGAGAATGCACCAAAGATGTCCAACAAGTCTTCAGTATCAATGATATTGCTAATGCTCATCCCAATAGTGATTACGATTTTGTTGCTGATGAGTTCAACAATATGCTCGTTTCCCTTAGTCAGGTCGGAGTTAACGTGTTTCTAGCAGACGAAAAATATTTTCCTGTTGGGCATCGTGGGGTTTATCATACAGTTGGCAATAACTTTTTTCTGAATAAGACATACATGCGTCTTCCTGGTGTTCTCATGACTGTTATGCGTCATGAAGGATGGCACGCTGCTCAAGATTGTATGGCAGGCACTATTAAAAATAGTATGATTGCCATCATCAAACCAGAGGAAGATGTTCCTAAGATCTGGCGTGAGATCACAGAAAAGACTTATCCTAAGTTTGCTGTGCCCTGGGAAGCAGAAGCAATGTGGGCAGGTAAGACTGAAGGTATGACTGCTAAGGCATTGAAGTCTTGTGCTACTGGTACAATGTGGTCTGATTACAAACCAACACCACTGACTGAGAAGTGGTTACGTGAGGAAGGATTTATTAAATAATTCTTAACTTAAACTTCTTAATAAATATTTTCATGTCCAAAAAAATTTTTTTGGACTAGAAACCCAAGAAAAATTATCTTGAGATTAAAATTTTTATTATGTTAAAAATAATTTTTTGTTGGAATCTTAAAAAGTAGTATGACTAAGCTAACAAGAGAAGTTTTAATTAAAACCATCGTTGCTGATGAAATGAGATTATGTGATGGTTTTGAATATACAAAACATCTTAAAAGTTTATATCACAAATGGGAACATGAATCTAGTGAAGTACTCTGTACTAAATATAATCAACTGAACTCTACAAATATATCAGTTGATTCTCTTATTCCATAAATAATATGAAGTCAATCATAAGATCAATGCTTCCCAAGAAAAAGAAAGATGAGCATGATGATCATGAATTTAATTGGCATGAAGAAGGAATATCCAGTTTAGTTAGACTAATTGTATTGGGTTGGACGGGTGCAATATTAACTCTTAATTATGTTTCTATTCCTGGAATTCCTCAACAAAAAATTGATCCAACTTTTATTGCCAGCGTTTTTACTGGGACTTTAGCTACTTTTGGAGTGACTCCATCCAAATCTAGTGGTGGCAATGGTAATGGCAATGGTAATGGTAATAATACTACTAATGTAGTTGCTAAAAAAGAAGAGAAAGATTCTTCTAAAGGATAATGGAAGTCGATATTAATTCTCCAGTTTGGAGTGTCATAATTCTTCTTTGTTGTGGACTTGCTTTTACACTATATTGTGTTGTCTATATATTAAGAATGGCATATATGGAGATGCAAGATGGGAGCAATGACACCACCAAGCAGGAAGAGTTGCTACAACTTCCGAGTAGTGGAGATCAACAGAGTGGTTGATGGTGACACTATTGATGTTACTATTGACCTAGGATTTGACTTGTACAAAAAAGAACGTGTAAGAGTTGCTGGAGTTGACACTCCAGAGAAACGCACTAGAGATGAAGAAGAAAAGGCACTTGGTTATGACGCTACTAACTGGCTCAAAGAGAAACTGGAAGGTGCTGTGGCTGGTGACGATGACCTTGTTATTAGGACTGAACTTGTTGGTGGCGTCGGCAAGTATGGTCGTCTTTTGGGCTGGTTATACATTGGGGACTCAGAATTGTCCCTCAACGAACAAATGATTACTGAAGGATATGCTTGGGCATATGACGGTGGAACAAAGCAAAAGAACTTTGAAGAACTAAGAGAAATTCGTCGTACTCATGGCACCCTTATTTAATAAAAAGTAACTATTATTAATTCTTATATTATTTTTTTGGTAAATAATATAAGAATATTATTTTTTTAACCATGGCAGTTGGCGCTTATAAGAAAAAAGAAACCAAAAGAAATCCAGAGAAGACATTTTTTCTCTACGTGATCTTCTATCATTTTTTTGGTGCTATTGGTAATATTTTTAAAGGAGTATTTCACCACGACTAATGCCAAACATTCCAGAGATTAAAACTCGGAAGCTTGATATACCAGAAGTTTCTACTTGGATATTTGAACCATCACAATCTTTACCACCAATAGTTCCAGTAACTACTAACATTGGATTGCCAATAGTTGATATTCCTGGATGTGTGGAAGCTCATAGTAGCAAAAGTAAATCTAAGACTATTCAGTCAGATGACCCAAATGGTGTTCTGACTTATTGTGATGCTGGTGTTCCTTCATTCAATCCAATAGAGTTTACTCCAGAGGAAGTGATACCAACACGTCCTGCTAAACTTCCTCCATATAAAAAACCAGAGAAACCAAATCCTCCACAGCAGGTTTCTCTTCCAAAAATACCAGAAGTAAACACAGTAAATTGTTTACCCGATGAGACTTATAATGTTCAGTTAAGGAAATGTGAGAAGAACATTATAGAAGTTCCTTCCGAACCTGATATACCTTGGCATAAAGAATACTTACCAGAACCAGGAATCGTGATTCAAACATCAGTCATTGCCGCCACTGCTGCTGGTGCGGCGATATTCGCAAAACCCATTGCAGATATAGTCCTAAAAGCAGTTAAACCAATAGTTAAAAAATTGGTTAATAAGATTGCCAAGATGCGTGGTAAGAAAGAAGTAGTTAAGTCAGTCTTCGAAAGAAGAATGGAACAAAAGCATCTTAGGGGTTGATTTTATGTATGTGTGGATGTTCGTGCTTAGGAACTGTAGTTACGTTCTGAACCACAACATCTGCACAGACTTTATAGTAAGGACTCTTAGGGTGGAAAGTAATACCCTGCTTCATTAATTCCCCACAGTTTTTAAGTCTTGCAATCTCAAAATCTAATCTCTTATTAGCAGTGAGTTGCTTCATCATTTCTATGTTAGCAGCAGCTGCTTCTTTACATTGTGCCTGAAGTTTTTTATCTAATGGTTCAGACCAAGTAATAGAGAATCCAACTCCAAGGTTGTAATTATCTTTTTGTCCTGTTCTGATAGGAACACGATACAACACATCACCAGGATTATCTGGTGCTCCATCTTCATCAAAGTCTCTCATATCATATACATTATCATTATAATAAGGTTCCCAAGGTTTCTGAGCAGAGATGCTTCCAGTTACGTAAGGGGTGAAATTTCTAGTGGGACCTTGGCATTGGATTCCATTCCCGTATGTGTTGGTGATGTAAGGTCCTTGTAATACTTGTATCGCTTGATTTGTAACAGAACCACTACTATTAGCAACAGGAGCAGCGGTGGCGCTAACACCACCAACAGTTTCAGCCAAAGCTTTATGTGGCGATAGTGTTCCAAGAAGGATGACTCCTATTATTGACTGAATATGGAAGTTGTATCTGTAATTGATTCTACTTCTGTGACTCTTTGAATTATTGTTTGATTGCTTAAACCAGGACCACGGTAAGTTTCTGCAAACTGAAATGCTGCTCCTGGAGTTGTTTGTGTGAAGTTTACTTTGGTTCCTATGCCTGTCCATGTAGAATTCACTCCGTCTATGGTTGATGTAGAAGTAGATGTAGTTGGTGACAACGCACCGTTTGCAGTGATACCAGTCCCAGATACGGAATATTGATACCCAGTGTTATAGTCCATCGAATTGATGGTCTCTGTTATTTTTGACCTTGTTTCTGTGTGGCTCGTCATACTTCCTTGACTAAAGTTAGGAACCACAGGCACTGCATAAGCAGGAGACCCAAGCAGTGCCAGAATAACAAATATCCTTTTCATTATCTTACAGACAGTTCTGTTACGAATTGACCTGTTGCTGAAGTACCAGCACCACCAGCAGTCAGAGTGATTGCTCCTGCGGTGTCGATGGTTCCAGCAAGTGCTCCAGCAGTTCCACCAACCTGTGTGGTAGATTCTCCATAAAGATTTGGAGTATCAAT